CTGCTAGGCTTGCTTTGGAACTAATGTCGCCCATTGTGTTCTGGAATTGAGTCTGAGCAGCTTGTGCAGCAGGGGCAAATGCACCTTGGAAGAATGGATTACCACCTAGATAAGCACCGCCTAAAGTTCCCTGTAATTGCTGTTGAGCAAGTCCAGTTAAAGGGCTACCCGCTAAAGCACGAGTCTCTAAGGCTTGAACACCAGCTTGTGTGGTTTGTGAGGGTGCTACAAAGGTTTCGCCTGTGTAGTATTGTGGGCCACCAGCACCATAAAGGTTAGATGCCTGTTGCAAACCATACGTTAAATATGGGGCAATCGTTGGGTCAACTGTGGATGTGGAAGTCGTAGCCATCTTTACTCCTAAAAGTTCGGATTCCGAGATGGGTCATCCACGGAATACATTATACATAAATTATTAAAATCAACCAATAATTGCATATCTATACGTCTTATTTGCCGTTGAATTGGCAAAGTGGGTAATCGTAGCCGTACCCTGTCCTTGGGAACTTGCGTAGATATTTGTCGAGGCAGCGAGTGACACTAAGTTAACAGTCGCTATCACAGATGGCGTAGCTGGTCTTGTAGGGTTTGTTCCAGCAACATAATGCTCAATTACTACCCCTGTATCTGACGCTCTCCACATCAACTGGATATAGTCATTGGCTACCAAATTTACATAAAAGTTCATTGCGCCAATTAAGTGGTATGGGTCATCTACTGATTTTCTCTGCGCCAAACCAAACCTACTGTTAGATGCAGTTATATCTGTGCCATTTTTTCTGAACCAAATATCTGCATCTTGTGAACTATTGGTAGTATTTTTTAGTTGAATACTAAACTGTATGTTATACAACCCTGCTGCTTTTACATTTAACCTAGAACTATTTGATAAAGTAACCCCATTAGAGAAGTCTGTTGTATCAAAGGTAATAGGGTAGGCAGTCGTTGTATTAGCTACAGTCTGGTCTGTTCCATCTTGAAAAGCCCCATAAGGCGCAGAATCAGCAAAAGCAGCAGCAGAGGCAGGGACAAAGATGATAACGCTGTCTGGGCCTATCCTTCTGTCCGTCAAAGTGGTAGTTAAAGCCCCACCAGTTGCCAGCGTCAAAGTCCCTGTGTTATTGGTCTTTCCGTCCATAATGCCACGGACTACCTCGGCTACAGCCCTCTGGTCACCACCAAAAGCAGGTAGGCTTCTAAACATCAGCGAACCCCTTGTGGCGTAACATCCACATCCACAGCAACAGCAGTCTTCCAAGCAGCACCAGTAGGTGTTAACTTCAATCTGTGATACCTACCAGCACTACGCAAAGAAACCCTGTTCTCAGAGTCAGCAGCAGTAGAAGTCCCATAGGTGACACTTTGGTTTAGCAATGTGCGTGAAGCAATAGACAAAGAACCAGAGCCATTATCAACAATAGGTCTAGCTAGGGTTACTACTGAGTTTGCACCTACATCTATGTCGCCAGTAGCAATGCTTCCTGTCAAACTAGCACCAGTAAAGGAATAAACCCTAGTTCCGTAAGTTCCACCTAAGAAATACTTACCACCGATATATAGCAAAGAATCTAAACTTGTTGTTAGCGCATCAATAGAACCAGACACAGCATCTAGTTCTTCAAGAGTCAATGCGCCAGATGATGCCTCACCCAAGTAATCTGTATTGGCATCGCCATAAGTCCACTTCTTAGTAGCAAAGTTGTAAATCATTAGTTTACGAATTGCGTCAACACTTTTGTAATTCCAAATTACAAGTTTGCGAACAGGGTCAATGGCAGCAGACATTGTTGAATAGTCTGTCTCGCTTGCGTCACTTAAAAAGAACCTATCTACCTTCTCAGCACCAATAGGTATAACTTGCTGTCCGTCACACATATAGAAACCATCGTCTGACAAGAAGAATGTAATGCCTTGGTACTGAGTAATAGAGCCAGCTACCATGCACCCTTTATTCCTAGAGATGTTGTCAAACTGGAATATAAAAGGTGTGCCTACATAGGTCATTCGGTGAATGGAACGCTCTAGCAAAACCAGACCAAACTCACCACCACGGATTCCTACAATCTGTCCACCATCGGGAATGTCCTGATAATCAGACTGAGTGTTTACATTTTCTACCCAATCAGTCTCATCATTGATAGCTGACCAACGTACACGATACTGCTGTTGTGTCGTTTCTAGCGTATTTGCAACCACGACAAAATCACGCACTACAGTAATGTATTTAGCAATAGGCGCAGTAGCCGCCACTTCAGTAAATGTGCTAGATGTACCAAGCACCCAAGCCTTTAGCTTATCAGCGTTGTTGCAAATAATTACACTCTTACCAAACTGAGTAAATCTTATTCTTTCGTTTGCGTTTGTTGTCAATCCTGTGTTTACTTGTGTAAGTGTTCCAGAACCGCCAACTGTATAAATCTTTGATAAGCCAGCAGTAAACAATACTGTGTTGCCATCAGGTGCTTTGGCAGCATACAAAGAAGTTAAGTTCTCTGCTGCTGCGCTTGATAAAGATACTGGCGCAGGGAATGGGCCATAACCAATGGCTTGAGACACCACATTTTTAGCGTCTGTCAAAGCACCAGAGATACCTGATTGGTCAGGCATCCACTCACCAAATGTTACCCTTGTCGTAGCCATGTATTACTTCCTTCAGACTGAGTAGTCCATGTATTGTCGTTTGCAGATACTGGAGTCCATGTGTTTGTGTCACCAGAAACAGTAGTCCAAGTATTTGAATCAGCACTAACTGGTGTCCAAGTATTAGTGTCGCCAGCAACAGGTGTCCAGTTATCGCCAAGGATAACGCCTTTAGCCGTAATTGTTGCTGTACCTGATACCGAGGCTGCCCCTGCATAAATTGCAGACGCACTAGCGACAACATCGGCAAATGCCTCAACACTTGCAGAACCTTCAGTAATCAGTCCACCATTAGCCGTTACTGTTGCATCACCAGTAATAGAGGCAACGCCTAACTGGATTCTTTGTGCATTAGCTTCTAAGAACGCATTAGCAGTAATGCTTGCACTACCAGCTTGCACAAGTTGACCAGATGCGCTTACATCAGCATTTCCAGTAATACTTGCACTAGCAAAGTTAACCTTAGTACCAATAGCAGTTACATCAGCGTTACCAGTAATACTAGCCACACCCAATGCAATACGTTGTCCATCAGCAGTTACGCTTGCAGTAGCATCTACAAATCCACTTCCATACTGAACACGGATAGCATTTGCGACAACACTTGCAGTTGCATTAACTGATGCTTGACCAGAGTAAATTAAGAAAGCATTAGCTGTTGTTGTTGCTGTAGCAGATATAGAACCACTACCTAAAGCAACTCTTATCGCAGATGCAGATACGTTAGCTGTCGTTGATATTGCACCAGAACCTAATGCAACACGAATTCCATTTGCAGTAACTGTTGCAGTTGTAGTAACTGCGCCAGCACCATACTGAACACGAACAGCGTTAGCCCCAACACTTGCATTTGCAGTTATTGAGGCAGAAGCAAGAATTACAGAAGTGGCGTTAGCAGTAACTGTTGCAGTTGTCGTGATTGATGCACTTGCTCTAGCTACCCTAATACCTGCTGCCGTTACGTTGGCATTAGCAGTAATAGAACCAACACCATCCCACAAGTATGCTGTATTCCAGATTGCATTATCTAAACTAAAAGATAAAGCATCTAGGTTTGTATTAAAAGCCTCTAGTCCTTCTAAAGACCACGGGCCTCTAACATTCTTCTGAGTGGTAGAGTTCCAATTAGACGAGTCTAAACTGAACGCAAGGCTATCCAATGACCCAAATTGGTCAAGTTGCTCAAGCGTCAGATTGACTTGTGCCATGTTATGCCAGAGTTACTGACAAAGAGCCTGACGCAATACGGAACACATCGCCAGAAGCAATTGTTTTAGAAGTATCTAGTGGAGAGTGATACAGCAAGTTGCCTGTAGTCAAAGCATCACGGATTCCAATGTGTGTAACTGTTCCCCATGCGCTACCAGCTTGAGGAAACTCAATAGCAGCAGAGTTAGTAGTCGCACCATTGCTAGGCGCACCAAACGTAATTGACTGACGAGCGTAGTTAGTACCAGTTATTTCAGTACCAGTATCCGCATCAGTTGGGTCAGTTGAGTAAAGAGCCAAGTACACAGTTGTTGGTGCTGTGTAAGCAGTCGCTCTCAATGTGACATTGACAAGCGCATTTTCTAAGTAGTTGGACATTTCAGCCATGATTTCACCTTGAAGTTAATTTAATTGCTAAAGGAACACCAGAGTATTGACTTTCTTCGTCAGACTTGGTGAGTGAGGAGATTGCTCTGTCATACATAGAACCCCATGTATTGATTCGTGCGTCATTCATTAGATAAGGCTCTGCCTCAACCAATGCGCCATACAATAAACCATCAGGTGCGATATTTAGAAATACGTTAGATGTGTTACTGCTAGACAGGTATGGGGGTGCAGCAAAGTAAAGCATCTTTAACGTATATACGCCATCAGGTGCGGGTGCTAATTGAAACTCACTAGCAAGAATTGTGTAAGACAAAGGAACACCAACTTCTGATGTTCTCAGGTCATTAGATAACGATGATGGGCTAGAGTAACTCAAAGGTTGAATTGGGTTAGTCATCACAACAAAGTCACGAATCTCTAAGAAGTCGCTGGGTAGTTCTACAGTTGCATCACCAGAAACTGTGCTGGTTGTTACAGACTTGAGCATCTGACGAATACGCAGTTCTCTACGCAAACGATTCTCAGCCAGAGTAATGAAGTCTGGAATGATGCTTGTCAAGTCAGACCTAGCCAAGTAATTGGCTATTGAAGTCTGTAAATCAGAGTAGGTAGCAAAACTCATACAACTCCTGTCCTAGTGCGCCATGCACGATTCATTGGGTCATTTAACCAAGCAGCAAAACGCTTGTCATCAAGAACAGCAAAGCCACGCATGATTCCAGCTTTGTTCAAGTCATCAATAACTGTCATTGGAATAGACGCAACCTTGTTACCAAACAGTTGGTCAGACCATCTTGCTCTCTCGTCATACGAGTTATATTCTTTTTTATTCTGCTCAACAATGTCAGACACATCTTGACGAGTCTGAATAACGATACCGCCCTCACCATCAGCGTGAACAGCAGTTTGTCTAAAGTTGTTAGGATTTTGCATAGCCTAATTCTATCAGTTTGAGTAGAAAAGAAAATGCCCCAGAGGTTTAAGTCTGAGGCATCTTTTGGGTTACCTTAGATTAAGGTGTCAAGTCAGCCAAAATGCCGTGAGCAGCTTGGTTTTTCACTTCCAAGGTGTACTCGCACAGCAACTGAGTGCTTTCGTTGTCGCCAGTTACAGCCAACTCGTTGGTCTGGAAAGGACGCAGATAAGCAATAGCAGCCATGTCAGGGTCAAGGATAAACGCTGTTTCGCCACATGAGTTAGTGGAAGTCATGAACCTGTTGGGAACAATTGAGATTGCACCGAAATCTGACAGGTAAACGTCCGCAGCCGAAATGATGGTTGTAGGCGTATTGCTTGGGGCCATGAAACGCTGTGCAGCAATACCAGTAAAGGCAGAAACCAACTGCTTGTGAGCAGGGTTAACCATCAATACTTTAGGATTGCCACCAGAAGCGTAAACTTCTTTAACAACAGTTTGCAAAATTGCCTCTGTGAAAGTGCGGTTTGTACCATCTGTACGAGCAGTAGTACCCAAGTCACCAGCAACACCAGAAGTACCGCCATCATAGTTAGAATTCAACCATGCTTGCAGACCACCCAATTTACGAGCAGTAGAAGAATTGCCGTTAGCGGCAACTTGATTGCTCAACAATGTGGTTTCCATGTCACGCTTAATTTCGCTAGAAGCCTTAGCCAACTGATAAGCCTTTTCAGACTTACGACCAGCTTTGTCAACTGACTGCAAAGTGCCAGAAATCTTGATAGTTTTCTGTGCAATCTGAGTGCGGTT